ATTACGTATGTCATTTTAATGGCACATTATTAGAAATGGCAGGTGGTGTACCGTCTGGACACAATTTAACAGCTCATATTAATTCAATTGCTAACAGTATTCTTATTAGAACTGGTTTTTATTCCACAGGAAACAAGGGTCCGTTCAGAAATACTATGCATGTCATGACGTATGGTGATGATTTTTTCGGAGGCGCCACATTAAGTTGCAAAAAATTTGATCATATTATTTACAAGGACTGGCTATCTGAACACGGTATTGTATTGACAATGCCAGATAAAATCATGGAGGCACGTTCTTTTTTAAGCATAGAAGAGTGCGATTTCCTGAAAAGGAGGTCGATTAGGTGTAATTATGATGGTAAATATTACGGAGCTTTGGATCAACAGAGTTTAATCAAATCATTATTAAGTAGGACAAAAATTAAAATATCGAAAGAGCAGCATATTCATAGCGTTATGCAAATGGCTATACGAGAGATGTCTTATCACAATGAGGAAGATTACGAATTATTCCGAGGAAGATTGAAGGAAATTTGCACCAGACATCAATTATGTGCACATTTTTTGAGGTTTAATCATAGGGAGTTCTATGATTATAGGCGTGCTGACGGATTAGAAATAATAGAAGACATAACCAGCACACCTGAGGAGGAAAACAAACTTATAGATGATGATTACCACGATGAACACGGGGCTTTATTTATAAGGTGTCACCAAAATTGGGAAGAAGAATGTTCATCTTCTTTAACAAGTGAAGGTAGTGAGTCGAAAACCTTATAACACACTTTAGAATGTCTTACAACAATAATGAATAAAGAAAAGAAGAGAACTACTTCTAAAAAAGTTAAAGAGGGGGAAATCCTTATATTTATGTGTAAAAACATAGATATGTTAAACCCGACATCTCATAATAGAGATAAGGAAAATTTAGTTCCACAAGCTTCAATACATCCGTTTGGAACGGATGCAAAATCTGTGGAACCTGTATTAGAATCTGGTACAGCTACTATTGTAGCTGGAGCAGGTGATGACAAACATAGTTTGGCTGGCCAAAATAGGAGTTTTTTGGGTATGCGCCAAGATGAGACAAGATCTTTGCAACAATATTTATCAAGACCCGTAGTAATAGTTAATCAAACTTTGCAGCCTATGAATTATTTCACGTATCACCCTTTGGAATTGTTTCTTACAAATCCACGAATTCGGGATAAGATACGTGGGTATGCATATTTGAATGCAACCTTAAATATTAAAGTAACAGTTACAGCCTCACCTTTGGTTTCTGGAGCTATGATGGTTGCACTTAACCCTTGGCAAAATAGGGATACTGGGATAGGTGCTTTTAGTAATATAAGTGGAAACACGTTATATTTACAACAATTGTCTCAGTTACCGCACGTGTTATTAGATTTAGCCACAGAGAAGGGGGGCGAAATAAGTATGCCCCTTATATGTCCGACCAATGGACTGAATATTACATCTCTTGAGCAGATTAAATCGTCTTTTGTGTTGCACACGGCACCTGTGGTGGGTACTAGAGTTCCAAGTGGCAACACCAGTATACCACATATGATCATATATGCCTGGTTAACAGATGTAAGTCTAGTTGGAACCACTTGGGCTTCAGAGTTACCCACACCTCAATCGTCGGAATATGTTAAAGATTCCAATGATCGTGGAGCGTCAGCAGACATTAGCTTTAAACAAAGTATAGTAGCTGCAGGCAAACATATAGCAGGAGTGGCCACACATGTGGCATTAGAGAGAGGTATGGACGCAATGGGTTTTAGCTCACCAATACAGCAGAAAGGACCTGTGTCCCAAGTACC